ACCCAGGGCCGCCTCGGACACCGGCACATTGCTCCAGGTGCTGATGTAGGTGCCGAGCAGTTCAACGAACGACCGATCAGCCCCGTTTGCCGCAGCCTCAGCGGCCGGGAAGTTTCCAGCCCCTGACGCCAAGGCTTGCATCGAGGCGGCCTCGGCCCGCGTGAGCTGCCCGGCAGCGCCATCCACCACGTTGTAGGTGATCGCCGCCTGCGTGGCCGTGATCTCGACCGTGACGGCCGCGACGAAGGGGCCAATCTCCCAGTCGTCGCCAGCTTGCAGAGACCAGAAACCGGCGTTCGGCCCCGACGCGATGACGGCCGTACCTGGGCCGGAGCCCTCCAGGACGTAGCCCGCAGCGAGGGTAACGGGCGTGGTGCGGTTTGCGGTGATGGTGGGCATAGTGACCTCAGCCGATGCGATACCAGGCCGACAGCACGCTGTCGAAGCGCAGGCGGAAGAAGCCGCCGGCTGCCAGGGTGGTGGGGGCGCCGCTCAGCGAAGCCCCGTTGCCGTTGACCGTCAGCGCGGTGACGATCTGCGTGCTGTGCACCAGCACTTCCTGCCCGTGGGAGCTGGTCGCAGCGCTGGGCAGCACGATGGTGCCGGCGGCCAGCGTGGCGGCGGGCGTCAGCAGCAAGAAGACGTTGCCGCCCTGGACGAACGGCGCGACCTGCACAGAGAAGCCGGTCGATGGGCTGGCGTACTGCGACACGTGCGCGCCGCCCGTGGTCAGCTCGCCCTGCAGCCAAGTCAGCACCGTGGCCAGGGTCACGCCAGCGTCACCGCCCAGCGTCTGCGAGTAGGCCGCCAGCAGGTCGCTGGATTGCACGGCCGACACGGTCGGCAGTCGGTTGATGGATGCCATCGTGTCAGCTCCCGTTGAATTGCAGCCCGCCGTCGTCCGCGATCTGCAGCGGCTCGGTGGTGGGCGTGGTGATGTAGACGGCCCGCAGGCCGCGATTGCCGGCGCCCAGCGGCACGCCAGCGCGGAGCTGCACCGGTTGCACCTGCTCGTGCGCCAGGCGCGACATGAGGGCGTCGTAGGCCGCGGTTGCCGTGGCCAGGGTGGTCTGGGAGACCGCCTTGCCCTTGCCGGCGGCGATGCGAACGGCCAGGTTGAGGTAGGCGGCCTCGGTGGCCGTCAGCGGCAGGCCGCTGGGCTGGTCAAGCGCCGCTTCGGTGGGGTCGCCGCCGAAGTTGTAGGGCAGCTGCAAGCCCTTGGCCGCCCAGCTCGCCATCATGGCGTCCAGGCGGCGCAGGCCGCTCTGCAGTTCCTCTGGCGAGATGTCGAACACGTAGCCGGCCATCGCCAGCTCGGTGTAGGCCTCGTCGACCAGTTGGCGCTTGGTCCAGGTCACGGCGTCAGGCCTTCACCGCGGCGTCGATGGCGGCGGCCAGCTTCTTGTCGCCCCAGCGTGCGTCGAACTTGATGCCCAGCTCGGTGGCCTTCTGCTCCAGCTCGGCCCGGGTGGGCGCGCTGGTGTCGTCCACCGGCTCGGCAGGCTGCGCGGCGTCGATGGCGGCGGCTTGCGCCACGGGTGCGACGGGCTGCGCCTGGGCAGCTTCGTGCGCTTCCTTGGCGGCGTACTGGTCCAGGTGCCAGCCCTCGGCCTGCGCGGCCTCCAGCGCTTCGGCGCTCGCCACTTCCAGCAGGTCGAACTGGCCGGCTTCCAGGCTCCAGGCGGTGCCGCTGCGGTACATGAGGCGCGGGAATTCCAAGTTGTCCATGTGGTGCGTGTCCTTGATGGAGAAAACCCCGGCGCGGGGCCGGGGTCTTGGGGGTCAGCCGATCAGGTCTGGCTGGCCAGCACGATGCCGACCTTCTCGGGGTCCAGCACCGTGGCCGCGTACAGCGTGGTGTGCCGCACGAACAGCTTGCCGGTCTGCGCGTTCATCTGCGCAACCTGCACGATCGGCACGCCCTGCTTGGTGGTGGCGGTCTTGACCATCGCGCCAGTGCCCTGCGGGAACTCCAGGCGGCCGTAGTCCAGCGTCACCGCACCCTGCGCCCAGAACACGTTGGCCGGGGCCGTCACGGTGTTCAGGAACGTGATGGCAGCGCCGGCCGCAGCCTGGGCCGTCACGTTCTGGTACGGGCCAGTGGTGACGATCTTCGGGCTCACCGTCAGCGAGGCCGTGCCCGCGCCGCTGATGACGCGGAACGTCATCGGGCGGCCGGTGTCGCTCTTGCTGATCATGTGCACCGCGTTGACGTTGGCGATGGTGAAGCTGTCGCCGTTCTTCACGTTGGCGATGTTGGCGCCCGACACCGGCAGCACGCCGTAGCGGTTGTCGGTCGGCACGTCGCCGGTCATCGCCGTCACGGTGTGCGCGGTGTTGCTGGTCACCGTGGTGCCCGTCACCGTGCCGATGGCCGCCACGTTGGCGATCTGGTCGGTGCGGAACGTGGCGAAGGTGGCGATGTCCGGCACCTTGCTGCGCTCGTAGGCGTCCTTCGAGCGGTCGCCCAGGTACGCACGGTTGCCCAGGTCGCGCGCGATCACCGAGTAGTCGAACGGCGACAGGAAGAACTTCCGGTCGGGGTTCGTGATGCCGCGGCTGATCATCAGCGCTTCAGCGGTCGCGCCGTCGTCCCAGGAGATGGCGCCCACCTTCTTCACGACGATGCTGGCCTGCGCCGCGCACTTGGCGTACATGCTGGTTTCCACCTCGGCGGCCAGGCTCTGCGCCGCGGCCTTGCCCATGCGGGTCATGTTCTGTTCGTCGCGCAGTTCGCGCGCGTCCAGCTCATAGATCACGTTCTGGGGCGAGCTGTAGACGGTCGGCACGAAGCGGTCGATCACGTCGGTACGGGTGGCAGCGCTCACGTCCAGACCGCTGACGGTGTTGGCGTGGTAGTTCTGCTTCTTGTAGAACGTGTCGCCGGCCCGCTGCATCGTCTTGGGGTCGGGGAAGCTGGTCTCGGCGGCTTGGCTCAGCACGCATGCAGCGTCGAAGCCTTCCACCACGTTTTCGAACATGAGTTCGAGGTCTTTTGCACTTGCGTTCGGCACGGTATGGCCCTCTTGAAAATGAGTAGATGGGTGGGCACTGCTGCCCGGTCACTTACTCACCCATGGGCTGGATGGCGGCCGGCTGTCGCTGCTCAGTTCGGCTCAGGCTGGCGAGACCTGGCACCCCTTTGGCCCGGGGGCTGGGCTTGCGGTCAGGCCTTCTTGCGGGCCGCCTTGGCGGCGAAGTAGGCCGTGTAGTCGCCCGTGCGCTGAGCCTTGTCGTGCAGCTCCTGCAGCTTGGCGTCGGCGATGCCGGCACCAGGCGCAGCGCCACGGACCACACGCTCGGGGACAGGGGGTGCTTTGCGGTCGGAAACCTTCAACTGCGTCTCCAGCTTGGCGACCGCGAATGCGAAGTCCACCGGGTCGGTGATGGCGGCCAGTTCCTTGGCCTTCTTGGGGTTCTTGCCCAGCGCGTAGACCATGTGGGCCGGCTTCTCGCAGCCCTTGGTGATCACGGCGCGCTGCACCACGCTGAAGGTGTCCTCGACCGCGGCTTCGGCATCTTCGAAGTCGGCCACCTTCAACTCGGTCTTGGCCTTCTGGTAGGTCTGCAGGCGAGCGGCCCAGGCGTTCTGGGCTGCGGCGTTCTCTTCCTGGCGCTTGCGCTGCTCAGCGTCGAAGTTGGCCTTCTGCGTGGTCCACTGGTCCAGCGCGGCGTCGAACTTTTCTTCGTCGTAGTGGATGTCGGGATCAGAAATCTTCGGGCGGGCTGGCAGCGTGGCCGGCGCGGTGGCGGCCTGACCAGAGTTCAGGCGCTGCTCCAGCTCGCGGATGCGGCGGTCCTTCTCGCGGTTGGCCTTGCGCAGATCGCGCACCCAGTCCGGGGCGGCAGGCTTCGCGGCTTCGTCGGTGGCCGGCTCGTCGCCGAAACCGATGACGACCTCGGCTTCTTCGCCATCGGGCGCGGCCGGCGCTGCGGCTTCGTCAGCCGGCGCGGCGTCATCCGCGGGGGCGGTTTCGCCTTCGACTGCGGCCTCGGTGGCAGCGGTCGTGTCGTCGTCCAGCACTGCGGTTTCGTCGTCTTCCAGCTGCATCGCTCGCCTTTCACACCAGGTAACGGCCGGTGGTCGCCTCGGGCGCGAATATAGCGCAGACCTATTGCAAACGCCAGTGCGATAGGCTACGTCAAACGACGCCGCGAGGCAGCGGCACGGCCGGCGTCACCCCTTGCTGCGCGTCCAGAAGCTGCTGAAGGGCCTGCACAGATGCCAGCGTCTGCTGCTGCACTTGGCCGTCCGTCTTGGCGTAGACCTCGGCGGTCTGGGCGCGCTTCAGGTCGGCGGCGGCGATGGTCTCGACCGTCTTGGCGCGGCCCAGGGCGGCATCAGACTGCGCCTGCTCCGCGGCGGCCAGCAGGTACTGCGTCTGCGGGTCTGGCTTGGCGTTGGCCTGCTCCTGGGCCATCTGGGCTTCTTCTTCCTTCGTCGGCTTCTCGACGCCCAAGCGCACCAGCTTCTTGCGGTAGTGGTCGCGCACGCCCTGCAGGCCCTCGCCCTCGATGTTCATCAGGGCCGCGGCGGTCAGGATGCTGCGGTCTTGCTCGTCGGTGGTGATCGAAGCCATGCCGGTAAGTGCGCGCACGGTGGCGGCTCGGCGGCTGCTGCTGCTCGGGCCAACGTCCACCCACACGTCGAACTTGGCTTCGCCCAGGTCGTTTTCGAGGTAGGTCTCGCCGCTGTCTTCATCGACCATCGGCCGGCGCAACACCACGGTGTCGGGGCTGCCATCCTCGGCAACTGTCTTCATGGCCCGGCCATCCTCGACCAGCAGCTCGCGCGCCATGCTCAGCCACACCTCGCCGCTGCGCTTCATGGCCTTGGCCATGTTCGACATGTAGATGAAGACCTGCATGTCCAGCCGCTGCTGGATCAGCTCCACGGCCTTGCCGCTCATGTTCGGCTGCAGTTGCTCGCCGGCTTGCTGGTTGCCCAGCAGGTCTTCCAGCGCCTGGCCCGCGATCTGCACCAGGGCGGCCATCGCCGGGGGGATGTTCGGGGCCTTGGTGTAGCCCACCGGGCCGGCCGGCACCTTGGAACCATCGGCCGCGGTGATCGGGTTGATCAGCAGGTACGGGTACTTCTTGACGTTGTCCTCGGCCCACATGGTGGCGTGGCCGGTCACTTGCTCGGGCGTGAGGATCGGCTTTTCAACGTCAAAGCGCCCGGCCATCTCGGTCAGCCAGGACAGCAGGCTGTTCATCAGGCGCTGGGCGTCCTTGGCCAGGCGCACATGGCCCATGCAGCGCTCGACGTTGTCGACGTACCAGCGCTTGCCGTACACGGGGATGATCGGAATGTTCTTGCCGGCGATGGGGCCGCAGTCTTCCTCGACCTGCTTCCCGCTCAGGATGTACTTCTCGACCTGGCGCGACTTGAGGCGCTTGGTGCGCACCTGGCGGAAGCCGTAGGCCTGCAGCGTGGGCAGCTTCTCGGGGTCTTCCTTCAGCTCCTTGTCGGGCACGCGCATCTCGGAGCCGTCCAGGCCCTCGAACACGTGCACGATCTCGCTGGTCTCGACCACGCGGTAATACTCGGCCACGTAGACGACATCGGGCGTGTTCCAGTCGAACTCGTTTTGCTGTACGTCTTTATCCCAGCTCGCCGGCTCGTGGCCGAACTCGGCCTTAAACGCGCCGTGGGTCATGGCCGTCAGCACAAAGCACCGCGTCGCGTCGGCCTTGTCCTGGCGCTTGGCGTCCAGGTCGAAGAACACAGAGCTGTCGGCGTCGAAGATCGGTTCGATCCGGATGCGCTGCGCCTCGTTCTCGTCGTCCTCTTCGTCCTCGTAGCTGGCCCGCAGGCGCCACGCACCGAAGCCACCGCCGGCCGCCTCTTCGAAGGCGTTGTCGTAGGCCTCCTGGGCCCCGCTGTCCTGCTCATCGGCCCGGTACAGCCCGTCGCACGTGTCGGCCAACTCGCTGTTGCTGGTGCCGTCCTTCGGGGTGAAGTCCACCGTGACGCGGTTGTTCCGGTACTCGTTGATGATCCGGATCACCGCGAGGTGGACCTTGTTGAACTCAAAGCGCGGCTTGTTCTCGAACTGCTCGCCGTGCGGGCCTTCCCACTGCGCTCCGGCCACGCTGTAGAAGCGGCGGTCTTGCAGGCACTGCAGCCGCTCCGGGCCGATGGCCGACTGGATGCGGTCGAACTCTTCCAGCGCCTTGCGGTGGATGTCTTGCAGTCGTTGAGCGTTGCTGATGCGCGCCATGTCATCCCCTGTCGGGTGATGAGCTGCCGGCGGCTCAACTACTCAGCGGACCCTGGCGGGTCGTGTGCGCGGGTGCGCGTGGGGCGGATTCTAGCGACGGGCGTAGGGTGACACCATCGGAACCACAAGCGGCCCGGTCTGTTTCGGCTTGCCAACCTCGCCCATCGGCACGGCCAGGCGCCGCATCATGTAGGCGTAGCGCATGGCGTCCAGCAGGTCGTCGCGGGTCTTGACGATGTGGCCGCGCTCGTCGCGGTGGTACTGCAGCAGCTCGTCCAGCAGGTCGCGCAGGCCGGCAAATATCTTGAACTTGCCCTTGAGCATCAGGTCGCGGATCTCGTAGAGGCCAGCCTCGACACCGTTGGACCCATCCGGCCAGGTCGCGTGCGTTGGCAGCAGGCTAAACCCGGCCTCGGTGTAGTAGGCCTTCTGCTGCTTGCCGCTGCCCTTCTCGGTCTGCAGGCCGTCCAGCGGCCAAGCGGTGGGCACACCGGCCGTCCAGGTCTTGGTGGCGCCCCAAGCCTCGGCCGGGCTCACCTGGGCCTTCTTCCAGGCGCGCGTGAGGTAGAAGCAGTCGTTGTCCAGGTCGTGCACCAACTGCACCTGGGCCTGCGGGTGGTCCCAGCCGAAGTCCATGCCGTCGATCACGCGGAAGTGTGGCGGGATGGCGAACGGCGCACAGGTCACGTCTTCCTCGGCCACGTCGTAAATGCGGCCGTGGCCCAGCATTGGCACGCCCTTGGTCCGCATGGCCCGCTGGTGCGCCGGGAAGCTGGCCAGCAGGTCGGCCTTCACCTGCTCGGACAGGTGCGGCGCATCGTCCCAGCCCTTCTGCATACAGAACTGGGCCCGGCTGGGCTTGTCCATGAACTGGATCACCAGGTCGGTGCGGCCGTTCTCAGGCGTGAATGTCAGGATGCCGCGCCCACCTCGGCCGCGGTCGCCGCTGGCCGTGCGCACCAACACCTGCGGGAAGATGTCGGGGTCGCGCGGTTCTTCGTCGATGTGGAACCAGTCCACCGCATCGCCCATCAGCGCGTGCTGGCCCTGCGAGTAGCTCCAGAACTGGATGCGCGCCACCTCGCCGCTGCTGTGCTTCACCAGCAGCGTGCGCACAGCATTGGGCGTGCCGGTCATCGACTCATAGCCGACGATGCGGTCGGCCGGGATCAACCCGCCGTCAAACCTGTCACCCTGCTTGCGGCCCACCAGGGGCGTCTGCAGCAGGTCGCGTGTCTTCTCGCCCGAGTAGCCCAGGCACCAGATCAGCGGCGCATGATCGAACCGGTGGCCGTCCCAGTCTTCCGGGTAGTCGCCCAGCGCGTGGATGGCGTCGATGTACGTGCCGGTGTAGGTCTTCCCAATGCGGTTGGCCGCGATCAGGCAGCACTGCGAGTGCGTGGCCGTGGCCGCGACGAAATCCCGCTGCCAGCCGTAGAGCTGGGCGAACACCGTGCGGTATCGGTTCGCCTCCAGGCGCGCAGCCTGTTCTTCCAACAGTGCGGCCAGTTCTTCGAGGTCAGCTCTTGTTGGCACCGCTCA